TAATAGGAGAGCCCGAGTTTGTTGACTTTGATAGTATCTCAACGAGGTATTTAGATATAGACCTACCATTTAACATACAAAGAAAGATTAAATTTTTTGCGGGCAATATTCTTATTTTTTCTTGCACCCCTGGTACCGGTAAGACATACCTAGCAGTCAACCTAGTCAAGCACTTTATAGAAAAGGGCTATCAGGTTGATTATTATTCGTCAGAACCACTGAATGAATTTAAATTGAGATTGTTGCGACTTATGAATCCAAACCTCATAGACGAAACCTTATTTAGAGTGACACTTGTTGACCCATATTGCTTTAAACTCAAGGACTCTTCGTTAGACAGAATTGTAATTTGGGACTGGCTTGATTTAGCCAATCGTTATCACCTTGCTCCTTTTATAATGAGAAAACTCGTAGAAAATCACAGGCACTTACTGATCCTTTTCATGCAGGCTAAGGAAAAAGACGGCAGGCCCATTATCTACGGGCAAGAAGGATCGTATCAGCTAGCCGCTGCTGTATTTTACTTGCTATTTGATAAATACGACAAAGACCATAGATTTCCCATTCTTTATTGTCAAAAAGTTAGAAGCAGTCCATTTTTCAGGCAAGGAAGTAAAATTTACCTTCAATTTGACGACAACGGCCTTATTACCCCAATCGAATGTTACTCCGATGACCAGCTCAGGCAACAATTCCTAGGCATTAAAATAGAAAAGAGAAGAGGCAGAAAGAGGAGAGACCTAGATGAAATCCCATTTTAAGGCAATAGCTAGCTGCTTTGGTAAAGACTGGAGAGAACTTGAAGAAAGGGATTTAAGAACAGCAGCAAATGTTCTTGGTTACCCGTTAAAAGAATACAAACAGGCATATGTCCACACAGTCAATAGCCCTAAAGAGCAAGAGAAAAAGTCAAGGATTACCATACTAACAGAGGCAATGTACAAACACGGCTTTTTTAATGCCTACGCCTGCTACAAGCGAATAAAAGAAATACTGGCTGAGGAAGAAAGAAAGCCTAAGGCAAAACAGGTTAGATTTGACAATACCAAACTAAACGTAGAAAAGGCAAAAAGTGTGCCTATTGAGAACATAGTTAACATACCGCTAAAAAGGCAAGGAAAAGTATTAGTTGGCCATTGCCCTTTTCATGATGATGAGCATCCAAGTTTTGTTGTGTATCCTGAAACAAATAGTTATCATTGCTTTGGTTGTTCCGCTCATGGCACAGTTATTGATTACGTAATGCAGATATACAATCTCAGCTTTAAAGAAGCAGTGAGGTGGTTATGCCAAAGGGCTTGAGCCCAACCCAAAGGACGCTTAGGTATCTACGTCAGATGGGCTGGCATGCAGACATAGTTGAGAGGTGGCTTCCAAAGGCTGGGCCCTACGGGAAAAGGGTAGATGCATTTCACTTTATAGACATTCTTGCTATGGGAGAAAATTCAATTATAGCCGTGCAGAGTTGTGGAAGTAACTTTTCTGAGCATGATAAAAAAATACTGCAAAGTGAATATGCTAGAGAGTGGTTAAAGGTAGGCGGTAGAATATTGCTTATAGGGTGGAGAAAGTGTGTTTACAAAAGAGGGTCTAAGCTGAAGGTCTGGAAGCCAAGGATAAAAGAGTATAAGTTGGAGGATTTTGAATGATACCAGAAAAAACAAAGATAAAGCTAGGGGATATAAAAACTTTGAAGCGAACTTGGACAGTCTTCCTTGTTGACCAAATACCTTCTGGGGCTTGGGGGCTTACAGATTTTTTTAGGCACTGCATTTTTATTCCTTTTTTTGATAAAGGAAAAATTGAACAAAGTAGAATTATAGGCAAACAAAGGCTTGAACAGATTATCAAACATGAGATGATTCACGCCCTCCTAGAGAGAATTCTGCCTGAGATGAAGTTAGATGACAAAAAAGGTTTGCTATGTTTGGACGATGATATAGTCGAAGGCATTTTGTTATTGTTAGAATTTTGGCCCCAAGAACAGATAGATAGAATAACTAAAAAGGCTTGGAAGAAAATACAGGAAATTAAAAAGGAGAAAAAATGGAGAACAAGATTGTAAAGGAGTTTTGGGAAAGTTTGCATTACTTTAAAAGTCATGAGTTTGAATGCCCCTGCTGTGGCAAAAATGAAATGGATGAGACATTTGTGAGGATGCTAGAGATGATGCGGATTAGCCTGCGTGAGCCAATGATTATAAGCAGTGGATACCGCTGTGAGAAACACAATAAGGAGATTGGCGGGGCACCAAATAGTGCACACCTAAGGGGACTAGCGGTTGATGTAAAGATCCCGAACAGCGAGTACAGATACCGCTTACTAAAGCTAGCAATGTTATTTGACATCCCTAGAATCGGCATAGGCAGCAATTTTATCCACTTGGATGTGGATAGGTCTTTGCCGCATCCAAGAATTTGGGTTTATTAGGAGGTGAACATGCAAGACCCAAAGCAGATAAGGCAGATATTTGAGCTGTCTCTTACTTGGGGGCACAGAGCAATAGCAAAGAAGCTGGGTCTTACTGAAAAGGCGGTAAGGAGAGTACTAGAGAAAGATTATCCTGATAGCGTTGTACCTTTAGAACTTCAGGAGAAATCAAAAGAAGCTAGGAAGAAAAGGAGATTTGCCAGCAACCATTTAGAGGCTGTTGTTAAGGCATTAAGGAAACATTTGATTAGGAAGATTTTGGAGATTAGGCAACTCAAAAAGGAAAACGAGGAATTAAAAAAAGAAATTCAAAGGCTTAGGGATATCCTAGACTTGGTTAAAACACAGCGCAGTGAAGAACCAAGTTTCTTGGATTATTCCTATGAAGATAATCAACTTTGGAGGTAGTTATGTTTAACCACAAAGCAAATCTATTTTATGAGGCTGTGGGACTTACAGAGGAGCAGGCTATTGATATTCTAAAAGAAATCCTTGATTTAGTGAAGAATAACAAACTAACTTTAGAATATCTTGAAAGGGCAAAAGAACTGCCAAATATTGGATTAGCTTTTGCAACTGTTCATTTCCTACAAGATACAATCCAAATCTGTGAGGAAAAACAAGAACCACCTATAATAATGCCTGATAATTCGTTGACCTTACTCATTGGACTTTACCAACAAATAGCAGCTTTTGGAATTAAGTCTAAGGCCGTGCAATGGCTGGCTAGGTGGAATAAAGAAGCATTAGCACATCTGACTCGTGCTACTTGTCTTATAAACTATGATACTTGGGTAAAACTAGTCAAGGAGAGCAAGAACTCTGGTTAGCTGATTTTTAATCTGACTGAGTCTTTCCTCTGACCCTGTATCTGCCCATCTGTCTATATCTTCAAGTACTCTGTGCAGCTCCTTCTGAATCTCAAAGACTAGTTGCTCGGCCTGCTCAAAAAGTCCCAGTTTTGAGGAGTCTTGCATTTTCCTTTGCCCTGTCTGGACATTGCTTGGCATACTTACTTTTTAGAAGCTCCTCCGCTGCCCTGTCCCACTCCTCCCTCTCTAGGGCCTGTAACATCCGCCTAAAATCCAACACCCCTTTAATTCCTAAGTTAAATATCATGTCTATTATAACAAGCTGTCTAGTTTCATCAAGGTCTAGGAAAAAAGGAATATGCTCAATCGCTTTTCTATAAGCACGCTGGTAGTCCTTTTCAAATAAAAGGTCGGCAACCTCCCTGTCAATGCCCAAGTCCTCTATGTTGTGGCCCCAGCCAATGCAGAGTTTTCCAGTTTTGTCTTTGTAAAGGTGAAGTCTTAGCCCTTCATGCTTTTTTATGTATTCATAGGCATCCCTCTTGTGTAGTTCACCTGCATAGGCCATTGTGGCAATAAGCAGTAAGGCACACAGCAGAGTCCTCATTCTTGCTATCTAACCCTTCCTAATCCCTTGCCCTTGCCCTGTCCTCTGCCAAACCCTGGGCCTCCTTTCTTACAGGGCCCTTTATTACGATTCCTCCGTCCTCCTCCGTGAATTCCTTTGCCTCTTCCAAGCCCTCTTTTTTGTCCGTACATGGTATTTCCCTCCATTTATACAGTTACCTTTATTCCCCATTTTTGGTCATGTGCTGACCATAGGCTTATTATAGGCGTTCCTACTGTCATGGGTGGATACATTTTGATCATTGCGTATCTGGCTTCTGCCATATAGCAACCAGCATGTATGAGATATACATTCCTTGTGTCAAGTTTGCCAGTTCTTCTCATGTCATAGACTACCTTTTTTTCTACTCCTACATTGTGAGTATGCCCCATAATATAAAAGTCCACATTCCAGATGTGAGACATAAGTGAGGTAATCCTGTTCCACTTTGCTCCAGCCGTCCTTCCTGAGCCATAGCCGTGGTGCAAGTAAAAGTTGAGACGCCTTAGGTGGTTGCGGTGAAGAGAAAGGATACCATAGTAGTCTAGTGTGTCAATGGAGAGGATTTCCTTAACAAGTCTAAGTGTGTCAAATCCTGTTCTTTTTTCCCATTCTTCCTCGTGGTTTCCTCTAAGCCAAACAAGTCCTTTTTCTTTTATTGGGCCAAACAGTTTTTTAATTTCTTCACCTACCAAGTTAACGACATAGTCAAGCTCATTTACCTTCATTTCCCTGCTGGCTGCCCTGCCTCTGAATCTGGGGTCAAAAGCAGTAATAAACTCAGCTACATCACCTAGGAATATCCATTTTGAGTTATCTTCTTTTGATATTTGATTAACCAAATTTAGGAATTTTTGGCGAGAGAAGTAACGAGAGAATAGGTGTAGGTCTGAAATCACATATATCTTGCAGGGCAGGGAGTCCAAAGTCTTACTGACAACATCCATAAAAGGACCCCTTTGCCCTTTTTTCTATCTTCTCCATATCCAGTTTGTGACTACTGCTACAAAGCCTCCTATGACCCCACCAAGAAACGAACGATAGCCGTTAAATCGGGTTTTGTTGTTAATTTCTTGCCTAAGGTTATCTATTTTTTGGTCTATTTCCTCTATTTTTTGGTTTATGTATCTGGTGTGGGTCTCTAGGAGCTCCCTTAGCATTTCTATTTCTTGGCCGTCCATAGCTTACCACTGTTTACTTTTTCTTTTTTCTTGCCCTAGCCCTGCGCCGTAATGTCTCCCTGCCTGCTGCTAAAGCACCCTTAAAGGCAAATGTACATCTTTTCCTTTTAAGTGGAGAATCTCCTACGCTAGATTCACAGAATTCCCTTGGTGTCATGCCATACCTAGCGGCCATTCTTGTTAATGCTCCTTTTTTAAACTTAAGTGGCTTTTGCCCTTTCTTCTTAGGCTTGATTACAACAATCTGCCCCTGCCTTTTTCTAGCCATTTAAACCCTCCAAGTATGCTATCCTGATTCCTGTACTGCTTGGGTCTTCGTCTTCCTCTAGTTTTTCAAGAAGTTTTTTAATTCTAATCTTTTGAGCATGGATAAGATAAAGTAGCTCTCTTATTTTTTTACGCATCTTTTTTATTTCTTCTTCCTGTGCTTTAATGATTGAGTTACAAATAAGTTTGCATATCCATTTTCTCATAGTCTGCCTCCTAATATCTCATTCTCATTCCTTCTATCATTTGTGGTGTGAACTGACTAGGTATTTGAGGCACCTGTGGTATAGGCTGAGGCAACCCCATAGGTTGCTGCAAAGAAGCCAGTCCAGATAAGCTCATAATCCACTGCAAGGCCGCAGGCAATAACATTTGTCCTAACTCAGGATTATGTCTTATCCAGTCAGTAATAAGTCTTAGCTGTCTTGGGTCCATTTTAGGTTGCTGTGCCTGAGGATTAGGTAAGAACATCATCTTTTCCTCCTTTTTCTGTAAGGTAGTCCTTTCTCCTTTGTTTTGGCAAAATCTCTGAGTTCCCCGAGTGACATTTGTTGTGCTATTCTTTTTATTGTATTCCTAATACCAATAGGAAAATCAGACAACCTACATTTTCCCTTTTTATAACAGTAGGCCATTCCCATTAAATGACGCTGTTTTACACTGACTGCAGGTGACATAATAGTATTCTAGACACCTCCTCGGTTTGGGATTTTATTTCAACTATTCTTAGTTTTCCCTTTGTTACTTTTGCTTTCGCCTGGATTTTATGTTCTCTGAGAGGGGGTAGCTTCACAACAATGTCATATTCCATTATCCAGCCTCGGTTCTTTTCTTTTTCTGTCTTCTGTTTAGCTTTACAGGGGCAAAGTAGTGTTTCATTTGACCCCATATCTCATCTCCTTTCCTTTTGCTTCTTTTAATTGGATTTAGTTCATCCTCTTCCCTTCTCTCTGCTATAAATCTTACCTTGCCAAATTTCAATTGCTTTACCTTCTCTTTCACCCGTATCCTCATTTCTTCATCTTTCTAAACCACTCAGGGCTTTCCTTTTCCCATTGCTTGTAAACCTCGTCACAACTTTTTTCAAATTTGTCGGTTAGGTCGTCAAGCCTGTCAAGATACTTATCTTCCGTAATTTCTCCTCTTAGGGATTTCTTATCAAGTATATCTAATTCTCTCAGGTAATTCTTTTCTAGTTGTCTTAATCTCCACATTGCCCTGTCATCTGCAAGCCCCCTAGTGTACTTAAACATAAACGGCTTTGTGGTCATATACATCAGCTTGCCAACTTGTCTCCTAAATGCTTCCTCTGCTTCCTTGTCACCAATCATCCCTTCGCCTGTTATGAGCTGTGTTATCGCAAAAACTCTCTGTGCTATGTATGGCGTCATGTGCAGTGCCCATTTTACCCATTCATGTGGGTCTTTCTTATTAGCTATATCCCAGCCGGGAACAATAGGATCTCCGTTTGGTTTTCTATTTTCTACAACTTCCCAAAGGATTTGGTGGAATGGATGTAGCTCCCATTTCATTGTATTCATAAATGTCTTTGCAGGGCTTGGTACTCCAGGCTTAACAGATTCTGCAAGTTTGTAGATGTATTTCTGGGGTAAGTTGTGTGGGCCTGAAAAGGTTAAAACAAGCTCTTTTCTGCCTTCCTTTGTATCAACTTCTCTCACATATTTCCTAGCTAGCTGGTCTGTACGGAAGCCCATGCGGTTAAGCAGATAGTCTAGGGCTAAGACAAGGCCAACGGTTCTCACCAAGGCATCTGCATATATGGCAGTCTCTTTTGGTATTTCTCCCTTACCAGTTAACATTCGTTTAAATGTTGCCTCGGTAGCTTCTAGGGTCTTCTGTATCATCTTGCCGTAGAGCTTGGCCATTACTATTTTGTAAGTGGGAGTGAAAAAGAACTTATTAAGTTCTCTCCTGCCCACAGGGATAAATTTAAGTAACTTGGACTTTGTAGGAACCGAATTACCGTTAAATGCGACTATTCCATTTCTTCTCACACAAACTATGTGGTTAGGCACAAAGACAGAATATATCTTACCACTGTATTCCACTTTCTCAAACTTTCTTGTATCAAGAGTTATACGTGGGGATGAGGTTTTAATTCCTATGTACCATCCTCCATTCCCGTTTATGACTCTTGGCTTTTCTTCGTATATTATACTCTTTTGAGGTTTCTTAAATATTTTATGTGACTTCCATCCTGCTTTTAAAATTAACTCTTGTAAATCATCTGCCATTTTTTCAGAAGCAGTGTAGATATAATGTAACTTTCCATTTCTAAAATAACCATCACCCTTAGCGTAATAAAGGATAAATCTTCGGATGTCTTCTTTTGAGGCCATTTTTATGATTGAGGGAACATACTTTTGTTCTGCTTTACCAAACTGTTTTAAATATTCATTCAGTTGCTTACAGCTACATCTCCAATAATCTTTACTTCTTCTCCAGTTTAAACCAGTCTGTCTTAGTATTTCTTCAAAATCTTGTTTTCTTTCCTTTTGCCATATTCTAACATCATAACCTCTGTTATCTATATCACCCTCTGAGAGGTAAAGCCCCATAAATGCAACAAACGCTTTAAATGGCATTTTTATATCTTTGTATTTCCATTCTTTGGGACTTTCGGCTTTCCATTCACCTGTTGCTAGCAAACTCCAGTGTTTGTTAGCTTGGCCATATAAATCTTTTGCCTCTATAAATCTAATTTTCTCTTTGTTTGTATAGTGTACAGCTGCCAATCTATGTGTAGGATTAACCAACATATCACAGACTTTTTGTTTGCACTGTATCATTTCCCCAATATAATCATACTCAAATTTTTCAATTATAGGCTGATATTCCATCTCCAATGTTCTTGGATTTAGGGTCATAACTTTTTCGCTAGGTTGTACGTCTTTAAATAATTTCCAGCCGTTTATTGTTAAAATTTCTGTCTTTTCATCATAACATGCATAGTCGCCATGCACCATGCTTGCAATAGTAGCTGCTTCTCTTGGGCTGAAACCTCTTTCCCTTAAGTACCTGTAGCTAATCTGCCTTATGAGGCCGTCCAGCATCCACGCAGTACCCCAAGAGAATCTATACAGGTCTTCCATAATTTCTGGGAATGTTTTAGCTTTACGGATACCTTTTTCTTGCTTAACAGTGTCAAAATAGTGTTCTAGCTCATCAAACAACCACTTTCCGTAGCCTTTCCTTACTCTATCTGCAAATTTGGTAAAGTCTTCAAAGGGAAGAGGAAAAGGAGTTGAGGTAAGACCCCACCTTCTTGCTTCGTACCACTCAGGTGTTCTTTTAATCATGTCCCTTATAGCTAAGGCTATGCACTTAGGAGTCTTCGGGCTTACCATAGACCCCAACATTACCCCTTGTATTGTGTCATACATAGGAAGGATAAAGAAATTCCAGAACCAGAGCATCTTACCAGCATTCATAACCTTTTCAAAAGGAGTGGAGCGGCCAACATCTAAGAACGTCTCAAGGAACTGCTCAAACATTGGCTCTACATAGTGGCCCTCACCTACGAGTCTTTTTAGTGTGGAATGTTCTATGGATATGTAACCTGGCTTGGCTTCTGTGGTTATAAGACCTTCCCTCTTAGCCTCGTTTATTATGTCCATCATGGCAGAGTCAAATGCCTTTCTGCGTGCATAAGAGGCAAGCAGGGAAGAAAGGTCAACGTCTTTTGGCTCTATAACGCCCTCATCAAGCAGGTTTTTGAGCGTCCATGTTTCTCTCTTTCTTCTAGTAAGCAAGTCTAAGATTTTCATTGCCCGTTTTGGATTTTCCCTTCTTATTGCCTCAAACCAGACCTGAGTTGGAAGGTGGACGAATTTTATATCTTTAGCCCTTTCAATGTTCTTATCCAGCTTCGCAAGTTCTTCTTCCCACTGTGCCATCTTCTTGGGGTCTCTGGGTTTCTGGCTTAGCAGTTGTCTTCTTTGTCTCTGTAGGTCTTCTAGCAGCCTTTCTTGAAATGGCTGTTTTAATATGCCTTTTTCTTCTAGCTCTTTGTAGCTTTCTTCAAAGTACTTAGCTAGGTCTTCTGTGGCCTGTTTTATCTTGGGTCTTATTTCTTCTGGTATGTCCTCAAATGTCGGGTTCTTCTGTTCTGCCTTTAGGGCAACCTTGTAATCATATTCCTTTGGGATGTCTCTGAGTTTGGGTGCTATTTTCTCAATGTCCCTTTCCATATAGGCAGTTGACCTGCTGTAATAGTCCTTAAATAGCTTTCCTGTAGTAGGAGCATTAAGTTTTTTGAAGTGGTACTCTATGTCAAAAGGCCCATACAAGGTATCCTTAAACTTTTCTTTCCATTCCCTAGCCTTTTCCCCTACCTTTTTTATCACCTTAGGAAGCTCGGCAACGGGGATACCAGAATAGAAGGTTGTGTCTTCTGGTTCAGGGATTTCAGGCTTGGGCTTGGGTTTTTCTTCTCTTAGTGCCTCAGTGAGTACCTTCCTTAAGGCTGACTTATTTCCTATTGCAAACTCCCTTTCTAGTGATTTCACTCGTTTTCCTGTTTCATCTAGTATATCGATTCCCACAAACTTAAATCTGTCTGGACAAACCTTAATTGCTGTTTCTATTTGTCCCTTGGTAGCATTTTGTGGAATTCTCAGGTAAATATCATCTCCAACAAATCTGTAAGTAATCTTATCGGGCAGAGGTGTAAGGATAGAATGGTCATCTTCTCCTATCTCTACAATTTTTCTGTCCTTTAATATTGCACCACTCTTGTAAGCTATTTCTGGTGAAAAGCGTTGTGCTTTGTAACCAGTTTCTTCTTCAAATGTTTTGAGGACATCAGTTAACGCAGGTTTCTTTGGCTTTCCCACAGGCGGAGGCACTTTCTTGTATTTCTTTACTAGGTCTGGGTAATCTTTTAGCACTCTGTCGGGGACTGGCTCACCCCTTTTGAGAGCTTGTTCTACTGCTCCCTTATGAAACTCTATTGCACTAGCTATAGCCTTAGGAGTCGGTGTTTCAATTGCTCCTATTTCCCCAAGGTCAGCAAACCGTATTCTCTTACCAGCATCTTTGAAATAATATCCAAGGTAATCTTTTTGCGGAACCTTCCAAGTTAATCCTTGCCTTACAAAAGAATCTATTTCCCTTGCCTTACGTTCCCCAATCTTCGGAAAACCAAAGGTTTCCTTCCACTCCTTTTTTGTCATCTTCCATGGCTCTTTAGCCCTTGCCCTCTCTACCTCAACTGCTATTGCCCTTTCCTCAGTTTCCCACTTAACTGGCACTTTTTCAGGGCGTCTGACTAAGATTTCCTTTACGGCAACTTTTCTCTCGGTAGGCTCAAACTTTACCGGTACCTCTGCCTCAACTGGGATAGTTACCTTTTCTGCTGGCTCTCTTGTAATCCTTGCCCTTACTTCTTCAGGTGCTACTATGGGCTCTGTTTCCTTAGCAGGCTCTTTAGCTGATACCTTTTTATTATAAACACGCCAGAATATACTTTCTTTCTCTTCTTCACTCAGTGGCGGCTTGCCTTTCTTCTTTCTAGTTGTTTCCTGTGCTTTTATTCTTCTATTTGTCTCTTTCACTATTTCCTTTGCAACAGGTCCCTCTACCTTAGACAGTGCCTCTGCCCTGCTCATCTTAGGAAGGGCCAGCACTTCTTCTACAGGCGGGGCCTTGGGAGCTTCCTTAGGTTTAACTACCTCACTTGGTGTAGGTACAGGCGTTTCCTTTCCAAACCAGCCCCTGATAATATTTGCTAGGCCAAGCATAAACGGAAGCCCACTAATTGTGCTGTAAGCTAGGGTCTGTGCCGCTGGGCCACTTGGAAACCCATAGACAGGAGACCCTGGCATTTTGGTTAACTCAGGCCAAGCCTCTGCTGTCTTTTCTGCTGTCCATTCAAAGGGCTTGAGTAGGTATTCTATTCCTTTGAACAAATATCTAGTATAAGGAGACCACCTAGGCCCAAGCCAGGGTTCTGTTCTTGCCCTGTACGATCCTATAACTTGTGCGGCTCTCTCTATGGCTTCTTCTGGTGAAGTAGCTACTTTTTCTGGTAGTGGCACTCCAGTTACCCACTCATAGAGGCGTTTTATTTCAGGGGCAGGTTGTGCAGCAACCCAGCTGTGAAGCAGTGAGTGTAGGCCAAGAAGTCCTGCGTGAGCCAAGTTAAATAAGCCTAGTGGGCCTTTTACTCCAAATTCAATAGGAGCTAAGAATATATCTTCGCCTACTTGTTTTATTTTTTCCTTAAGGGGAACAACACCTTTCTTTATGGGCTCTGCCAAGACTTCAGGCGAATAAGCTCTTTCTGCAAGCCTTCCAAAGTACTCGCCTACGCCTGCAAGGGGAGCTTGTTTTTGTTTTTCCTTGCTGGCAACAGTTTCGGCTGCCATATCTATGAGTTCATCAATAGATAACGCTTTGCTTTGCTTTGCAACAACTTCGGCAGCCTTATCTATTAACTCATCTATGGACTTTTCCTTGGCTAAACTAAATTTCATTTTGCTAGCTGTTGCCTAATTATGTTCATTACTTCTTGGATTTGTTCTTCTGTTGGATTGGGTATTCCTTTTCTCCTCAGTGCTTCCTTTGCTTTTTGTCTTATACTACTATATGCTGTTCCCTCTGCACCTCCAACTGGGGGAGGCACTTTGCCCTGCTCTTGTGTTTCTTCTGCTGCACCTATGGATAGCCTAATTAAGTCTCTAAGGAAACGTACCTTTTCCTCAAAAGGCATCCTCTCAAACTTGATACTCAGAAGTCTATCCCTTAGTATTTGTATGAGAATAGAAGAAGCAACATCCTCAACTGGTTTTCTTTTCCTTAATTGCATATATTCAGTAAGTGTCATATCCTTCGATATAAGCCCTAACTTTTTGGCTGTTTCAAATTCACGGATTATACTTGGCATTGCTTGTTTGACTGGAGCGGGTTCCTTGTACCTTATTCTCTTAGCGTTTACTTTGTCTGTGGTCTCGTCATAAGTAATTACTATCCTTCCTATTTCTTTTGTCCCAGTGTCATCCATTATGGGTGTGTTCGCTACAACCCTTTCTCTTCCACCCGCAAGTGCATCTGCTGTTGGGCCTGTTATGCCATGTTGAGCCAGTATTGCTAGTTTTTGTTGCTTGCTAAGATTTTGGCCACTTACCACTCGGTTTATTGCTTCTTTCTTTTCCTCACTTTCTCTTACTTCGTTGGCTAGTCTTATCTCTTGAGGTGTAAGTCCTCCTTCCATCATCATGTATGTCCGTTCTGTCTTGCTGAGTGGAAGCTCTCTAATCTTACGTAACGTTTCTTCTCTTCGCTTTCTTTCTTCCTCTTCCTTTCTCATTTTTTCTATCTGCTGGCCTACAGTAGCAAAGGTATTTATCACGCTGGCGTAATTTGCAGCAACCCTTGGATATTTTCTGATAATTTCAGGCAACTTGTTTACATCCCACCCACTTGCAGCAAGCTCAGTGTAAAACTGCCGCAGTTCATTCTCTAACTGTCTTTTTTCTTGCCATTCCCTGCCTTGCTCTATGGACTCTGCCATTTGTGACCCTATCAGGTAGCCATAGTAAGGAGCTGTTTCTCTTGTGCTGCTGCCTGCATACATTCCAGATAAGAAGGTAGCCAAGGCTAAATCTGGGTTTTGTCCCATCCAGTTTACTGCTTGGCTTCCTATATTTTTGATGCCTTCCCAAATGTCAGCTAGCATATTTTCCTCCTAGCCCATTATGTTTCCCTGTTCTGCAAATATCCAAGGATAAGGACTCCATTCGCCGCTTGCTCCAGTTGCTCCACTTACCTCGCTACCGCCAAGGTTACCTAGTAAAGCAGCAAGCTCTTGGCTTTGTCCATATCCCCTAGCAAAATTGCCAGCTAGTGGAGCAAAAATACTTACAAATCTCTCTCCCCAGCCAGGTTCGTAGTGAGGTGGAACAGCAAGCTGATGCCTCCAGCCACCCATTGTCTGCCACATACTCTGAGCCAATTTACTTAGGTCATAGTAAGGAAGCGTCCCTATCCGTAGCAGAGCTTCAGGCTGGGTATAATAAGGAGCTAACATTGCCCTTTCCAATCCTACTCTCTGGCCTAGTGCCTCCATTGCCCCTGCAAGAGGACTCATCATACCCTGAATAGCCCTTACGGGTACATACGTTCCCATAGGTACACCGCCGAAGGAAATAGTTGGGCCTCGCACTCCTGATAGTGCTTCCATTGCTTTTTGGTACCTTTGATACTCAGATAGGTAAGGACTTAACCTTTCTTCTGTTAGCTTAGGCAGTCTTCTGGTCAGTTCCTCAACTTCTCTAATCGTTTCCCAATACCTCTTGCTTGCTTTTTCCAGCGGCACTTCGGCTTGAACTGGCCTTACATCTTTAAATAACTTCGTAAACTCACCTTGGTCTAATTTCCTAAAACCAGTAGGGGCATAAAGTACATTTCCTTCAACTGGTTTACCCTTCCAAGTACGGCCAGGTGGCCAGTAGGTACCTATCAATCTGCCTTGTGAATTAAAGACATGAAACATGCCACCTTTTGTTGGGTCTTCAGTGCCTTCTGGAACAAGATAGACCCTTTCTCCTCTATAATTGGCTACATGGGTAGCACCAAGTCTTCTTGCAATAATGTCGCCAATTGTCTGCTCTACTAAAAGGTCAAGTAATGCCTGTTCTTCTGCACTCGGGGGGGGAGCTTTCCCCTTCTTGTATTTTCCTTTTCCCAATGCTTTTCCTAGTAAAGTCCCTGTTGCTGCCGCAGCAACGCTACTAGCAATGGGTATTGCAGCTTGTGGCATTTTATCCCTCCTGTATTAGATACAAATAACCTAGAAAGCGTGGTTTTAATCCTCTTTTTTGCATTAATAATCTGTGGTGCTTATTATCTGACAGTGTGGCCAAGGGTATATCTAAACCTATTGTTCTTCTAGGCACATCATAGAAAAATTCTTTTGTCATAGGATATTTACTGTAAACATGCATTATATTAATAAATTTTTGCCCATCTACTTCCTGCAGCCTGAATATGTTAAAAGCTACTATTGCCTTTGCTTCTTCATCATACTCCACAACAAAAAAGGTAGAGGGGTCACCTAGTATAAAGTCCAACTTTTCTGCCAGCGGCTTCTGAGGCAATTCCATTTCGCTATGCCTTGCCGCCTTTTTATCATAATCAGCAAAGGCTTTTAATATTGCTTCTTTGTGGGTCTTAAGATTTTTGCTATTTATGTAAATCCTTATCATAGCTATAACTGCATTGGCGGTAAGCCGCCAAATATATCTGTTCCTCCAAAGACATAGTTGCCCTGTAGCCCTGTACTGGGATAAATTCTACCTAGCCCTGTGACTGTCCAAGGCAAGACGTATTGTGCAAATAACTGGTACGGTGCTAGTGGATTGGCTTCGCTTCCTCTGCCTTCTCCCCGTGAAACCTGAGCACTAACCCTAGCTTGCGGCATGAGACTTGTCATCGTCTGTAAGGCAGGCGTATAAACCTGGGCTAATCTGCCAACATTTCTTAGGTTTGCAGCAATAAGTGCTCTGTCTATTAGGTTGCTAAGTGCATCACTGTATCCCATTTGGGATATTGCCTGTAGCTGGTCAACTGGAGGTATATACTGGGGTAAACTTTGGTAGATGTTCTGTAGTATATCCATGTATTGAGATGCAGCAGGAAGCATAGCCTCAAAAAGCTGTGTCCAGTACTGTTTAGCCCACTCAGGAAGTCCAGTAAAAGCAGCAGATTGCTGCATTCTTTCCCATTCGCTGTGTGGATACACGTTAGTTGGTATATTAAAGCTACCTCCGCCTCCTCCTCCACCTGCCAGTCCACCTTTTCCTTGATATTTCTTAGGTCTTACATCACCCAGTTGCTCTTCCAGTGCTTCTCCTGTTCCAATGATAGGCTCGCCTGTCTTTACGTCCCTAAAGTCTTTATCACCTACGTCCATTATCGCTACTGGCTTGCCACTTGCATCATAAGCAACTAATCTCTCTGTCTTTGTAACGGGATTCTTAGTTTTTACTACCTTATAATCATATCCCCAATATTTTGCTGTTCCCAATGTTTGTGCCATAATTTCCTCCTAAATTAACGGTAGTAAACCTAGTAACTGCTGAGTTCTTAATTGATATGGAGCTAAAGGATTAGCTTGCAATCCCCAAGAAGTTGCTCCTCCCAGCCCTAGTTGTGTTGCATATCTGAGGATGCTATAGAGGTTACCTAGGTTGGCTAGGCTTTGTGCCCAAACACTCGGAACTCTCTGCATTATCCTAGACATAGTCTCTGGAATAAGTGAGGATGAAATAATCCCTCTTCTTGCCATATTGCCCAGTGTTCTGTTGATTGTCTCACTTAGAGTGGGCTGAAAGGCAGTTGCAAATGTAGCAGGTGACTGGAGACTTTCAAGGATGCCAACTAAGCCAGACTGAGCGAAAGATGGCAGTCCTTGGTAAGAAATCCTGAATTGTCTTTCTCTTGAACCCCTAGCTGTAAAGGGATAAACGTCAAGAGGGACACCAAAAGGGCCTAAGTTTTGATTAGCCATTGCTTTCTCCTAAATATCTATTCCTTCTTTTCTCCATTTTTCTAGATACTTTTTGTAACCCGTGCTTTCTTCTGTAATATCGGGCTTACTTGAATCTTTTATGTCTTGGATTATCTTATGAAGAGCATCTAAGCTGACGGTAACCCATCCTTTTACTCTGCCGTGTTCGTCAAGGTGTTCTTCTAGTAAAACCTCATTATGCAGGTGGTTGGGAATTTCTACCTCTTGGTTATCTATGTTTTTCTTTTTTTGCCTCCACTGTGGTTTTGTTTTGTCTATGATATGTTTAGCCAGCTTTTGCTTAAGTTGTTTTTTGGTCACTGTTACCCCCTAAATTACAAACTTTCTTAAGACAAATGAATGCGAACTGCTATCACTATTGTGTATCCTTGTGTTGGTAGAGAGTCCAACAAAAGTAAAGCCCATTTCGCTACAGTTAACCCATGAAGAATCTGCATCACAATAGAACTCTACGCCAACACTAACAGAATCAGAAATTTTTGTATACAATCCATTTGCCGCTATGTTATATGCAGCACCTGCCGCTAATTGTTGGTCTGCAACTTCACTAAAGCTGCCTGGGGCTGCTCTGCTGGATATATTTGCATCTAATTTATCTAATTTAGCCGCTCTGGCACTAGTATAGTTGTCATCAAGGGTCTTGATACGTTCGTATATACTATCACCAGTAGGAGAAGTAGGAACAGCTGTATTAAGTCTATTGTGAACTTTAGTATCTACGTCATCAGGACTAGCCCTTGATGAGACGGCAGCATCAAGGTTATCTAATTTCGCTGCTCTGGTGCTAGTGTAGTTATCATCTAGAGTCTTTAATCTTTCAAATATACTGTCAGAAGTGGGGCTAGTAGGAATAGCTTTGTTTAAACTCTCATCTACCTCCTCGTCAACTGCCGAGATAGCCTTGTCTAAGTTATCCAGTTTTGCAGCTCTAGTAGAAGTGTAGTTATCATCCAATGTTTTTAATCTTTCATAAATGCTGTCTGTGTTCGGGCTGCTAGGAATAGCTTTGTTCAGTATCCATTCTAGAATAGACCTTATGCTTTCTCTAATCATACATTGCCTCCTAGCTCATCTTTAAGCCTGATAGATGAAAGTTAATCTTGTCTGCTATATCTACCTTAACCCTTAGCGTTTCAGGATACTTAATATTAATGGAAAATTCCTGTGTATCCTTTGCAATTATTGTCTTTTCGTAAGCAATCCAGTCTGCACCTGTAGCGGCATCATCAGTAGCTGTGTGGGCTATACTAAATGTATGGTCACTGCTGTCTTGGTTTACTACCCTGAGCACACCTACTACCTGCTCTCCTTCACTGGGTGCGTAGAGTTTTTGTTCATTTGTATTGGCTGGCCTTAGTGCTGCTATTCGGCCATATTCATAGTTGGTGTATGCCATGTTTATCCTCCAAAGTTAATCGTGTAAAAGTAACTAAGTTCAGGTCTGCTCACAAGTAGCCATTTCGAACTTGTGCTGTTCCACGCATACCATCTTTTATTTTCATAACAGTACTTTAATTCTCCCTCTGTGGCACCTTCTCCTAGAGAGCCCTCATTGTCTATTAAAGAAAGGACAACGCCTCCTGTTCCATGTGTGTGGTCTTTTGCAGCCTTCTGGTCTAGTTCCTCATATACCTCATCAAAATTTTGATTTACTTTGGTTAGCAATGCGTCTTTAACGGTATCTGTACCAAGTATTGTTTGCTTAGCCATTTATGCCCCCAATATAGCTGAGATTAAATCTACCCTGTGTAATTCCCATGTTCCAAGCCCGTCAAAATTTGTGATTTTGAACATAACCCTGTCATAGTTAAATACCTTCCACTTGCTTATTCTCCTGGCTTGCAATTGAATTGTTGCGTCTTCTACTTCCTCATCTGCATCATAGACTGTCTCATCACCAAGTCCAGTATCAATCGAAACAGGTGTTGTAAAATGTCCATCCTTGTAGAGGTAGAAGTCAAAGCTAAATCCTTTGTTGCTGTAAAGTTCTACGCTATACCTCTTATTGTGAAACCTGTTAAGTGGCATGCCCCAATTTGTAAATCCACTTTGTATCAATATGTCAAATTTGTCTTGGTCATCAAACAGGTATTCCCTCTTTAACTCATACAGGTGTCCGTTTTTGCCACCTATGAGCATTTTGTCCAGCTTTGACTGATAACAAGTGTGAATAAACTTAAATTGATACTTCGTAAGCAACTTTGTTTCCATGTCCACTACATGGCAGTACTGTCTGTAAGACCCATCATTTGAATCATAACCTGTAAACCAAACTTGTCCTGAAATGGGATTGTAACCTAAGTAACTGTTTGCATTGATAAGGTTTGTTAAATCTATGTCGTCTGTAAGCAGTGCCCTGTCTATGTCTCCAAATTTTTCTGTAGAGAATAGGTGTACTAAACCCTCCTTGGTAAGAACTACAAGGCCATAACCAGTTGAAACAATCCCATTTTTGCTTATTGCTCCAAAATCAAATGTATTAACCACTGCAAAATTGTTATCCTCAGGATAGTTGAGCACTTTGTATATACCATTTCCCTTTATTACTATCAGGACATTGTAAAAATTCTCTGCACCTAGTATGTCTGAGCCATCCCTTGGATTGATATCTACATAGCCGCCATTTGCCGTTGAAGACCACCTGTTGTGGGCTTGCGAATCCACTGATAAGGCGTAATCAGACCAATATAGACGGCTTGGGTGGTCTGGATCACCCCAAAGGTAAAGCCTTGCTCCTCTTACCACTCCGCCCTGTGACTTAGGTCCTGCTTCGCTTTGTTGCCAATCAGCAGTAAGGTCTGTACCATTATCTGGAGCAGAAGAGCAGGTAAAGTCATAGGCACCTGTGGTGTAGTTTATGGTATTTGTACCACCTGCATCAACATCTCCAATTAAGTTGCCTTTACCATCATCTTGTATGATTTTTGTTACTCCACCTGATGTATAGTAGATGTACAATGTGTTGGGCTCAATAGGAGTGTGGGATAAGTTTCCTGTGAAATTCTTTGTCGTACCGTCACCTGTTTCAATGACGATGTCCTCCCAAGAATCGTTTAACTTGTCATAGGTGCTTCCATCCCAGACTTTGGTTACGCCTCCGTCACAGATAATAAGTCTTCCATTAAACTCAATAAACTTGGGAGTGCCTTCTATATCTCCAATCTCTACAGGTTTTTTATTTGAATCTAGGTAATAAAGCTTTTGGTCATTTGCTAAGATATACTGGTCTTGTGTGCTGTAATAGTAAACAGCTAGCGGAGCGGAGGTAATTTCATCAGTAAGAACAAGCCTGCCATTATTTGCTGTTAGCTGCCAGATAGTACCATCACTGTCGGGGATAATTGGGTTGGGCTTATACTCTGCCGAACTGTTGCTTGTAAGGTTTATTTGGCCATTTGTAACCTGTAGCTTCCAATAAGTATCTGCTGCTGCTACATCTTTTAGGGGATAATAGTCAAGTACACCCCATGAAGATGAGACTTTTTCTACTCCAAGGACTCCGTTAGTAGCTATTACTTTCCAAACATCGCTAGTTGCCGTGTCGTTAAGGTAAAATTCAGTAAGATATGCTTGGGAAATTCTCTCCGTTCCATATCTGGGTTTTAATACTATCATCTTGCCTTCTTCTGTGGTTCTCAAAACAAAATCAACATTAAGTACATCATAAAGACCGTGTTCACCCATAGACACTGGGAAGATACGCTCAGAGTAGCCAAGAAAGAAGTTTCTAAATGAAAATACTCGCTGCCTTTCTGGTAAGTGTTTCTGAGCTTTTATCAAAAGTCCCTCCTAGCTACTCTCTCAAAATACCTTTGCCTCTTTTCTATTGTTCTTACCACTAGGTCAGAAAGCCAGTTCAGCCAGCCCTGTTCAAATTGCACGTTGTACTCATCACGGTTGAGCACCCTAATACTAACAGCCTCAATTATCACTTCGTTGAATATATCGTTAAATGGAATTGGGTCGTTAGTTTTTGTAATGCTGTGTCTAGGCCAATAAGGAAGGTAAAAGTCGTAAGTTTGGTCAGGAATATCAATGAATCCTATTTTGTTATCATTGGTTACATAAAAGTATTCGGGTCTTGATTCATCAGTTGGGTTGCCATGAAGGCGAACTAAGTCATCTTTGTTAACACGGGTTACGTAGTAATAGGTATTACTTTCCTTTATCCAGCCCTTTTCAGCAGGTACCCAAAGGCTAGAAGCTAGGTCATCATATTCTTGAATTCCATCAAGTAAGATAATATTGCCTATTGTCCTTCCCAACTCAGAGCCATATTCTATACAGACTCCTTGTATCCAGTTGCATGCTTCTTCTATCCAAGCTAAGACTTCTGCTTGGGAAGGGTCAGAATTTGAGTCTATAGTCTTCCTTGTCCTATAGCCAACCCTTGTTATGATGTCTGCCGCTGTTGCCATACTTATTTACCAAATACTTGGTTAAGGTATCTCTTTAATTCATTAACTGACTTGGCTATGTAAGTGTTATCCTTATTCCCGTCCCAGTAACTTACAACAAAGCCGTTTTGAGCTTTCTCTACTCGCATGCTTTTAGGAGTAGGTATTGGCGGTACACGATTTGCCTTCCTAGCACGCTTCTTAGCTTTTCTAGCCATCACGCCTCCTTAACTAAAAAGGCCCTCCAAGGATACTCAGAGGGCCTAGTTTTTAGCCTGCAAGTCCTTTATTTTATTCTACATTCCTGTAAGACCAAGACTTCCTGATATACTTAACTATAATGTCAATAACTGCTGTACTTAAGTTAGCATTAGCTGTAACATCAATTGTGTCTGCTGAGCCATACCACTTACCGCCTTTCTTTCCATAAGCCTCATCGGTGCCTGCATTTTTCATAGAGCTGTAAATAACATCTGTAGTAGAGCTGTTGATATCTATCCCATCTAGCCAGCCATCTGCATTAGACCCATCACCAACGTCTATTGTAGCAGTTGCACCCTCTGGTGTTTCTTGGTGGACAAGAACCTCTGTAACTAGGGTGTCAGCGGGGATATTTACTGCCTGTATCACGTCACCTGAACTTGCTGGCACTTTGCTAAAGTCTAACCTAACTGCTATAATTCCCATCCCCTCTTCTGGCCTAGAGGGAGCTGGAATCTTGTCAACGTAGTTTGTGATAGTTGCCACTTTTAGCCTCCGCTAGATATTTTCTGCTTTCTACTCTTATACGTCATAGGTTACTGCACTAGCACTAATTGATGCTGGTGCATCACCTATCTGGTCTGGATGAAATGCTAAATTGTAGTATGTTGCGTTAGGAACAACAGTAGCATCGTCTAAGTCAGTTGTGCCGCCTGTAAAATCCCCTGTGCCTGTAGGATGAACCTGAACCATTCCCACAACGGCCTTGTCAGAAGGAAGGGAAGGAAGTACCACATCGTCCGCTGCATCAGCCTCTATACCTGCTCCAATAGATGCATTACCGTCTGCATCTAGATAGAGCAAGCACTTGTTATACTTTCCATTGGAGCAATTAAAGCCAGTTAGGTCCCAACAAGGGTCACTAGCTGACTTGCTCTTAAATTCTCCGTTAATGATGTAAGTAATAGTATTAGATGTTTTAACTTTGGTTGTTGTAGTAGCAATTCCAATCCCACCAGAGCTAAGAGCCATGTTTTTCATTGCAGTCTTCTGATTATCAACAGCAGTCTTGAATGTTCCGTGGTCAGTCCTAAGCTCATTGCACAGGGCTTTTATAAGGTCTAGGATGGCAAAAAGACCACCCTGATCCATTCCAGTCTTACTCTGCTTCATAGCCCTCTACCTCCCTAGATTTCTGCTCCTGCTTCAATTATTTCTGATAGCCTTTCTTCTTCTATTTGCTCTCTGTGCTCCATCCTCCAAATATCCTTTAATATTCTGATATGCTGTTCAAATAAGTGCTTTTGTTTGATCATGAGCCGAAAGTTATCGTTCAGAGTCAAGTAGTAACCAGATTTGCTCCTAGGATGCCTGACTCTCTTAATCAGTAGCTTAGCCCTAATCTCAGGCCAAGGAACCCAAGCACAGTTAGGCTCACCGTCATAGACACGGTCAAACACGATATCGTGATTAAATCCATCTCTGCCCCTAACAGGAATAGAAAATACCTGTCCCTTGCGAAGCCTGCCTACATACTGGATAACCTCAGCTGGATCTCTCCTCTGGATTCTGCCGTTCTTGTCTTTAATAAAGGTAATATCCTCAGGGGGCATCTCTGGCCCCCTGCTTTCTTCTTTAGCCTCTGCCATTTCCTCTTTTACTTCTTCACTCATGATTCCTCCTTATGTTATGTAATCTGGCTGCGTGCAGTCCTTACAGCGATGACGCCAAAGTCCTCGCTATTAAAAACTGTCTTAGCCACACCCCTGATGTCAGAGACTGCAAAACCAATCCCGACACCATAGGGCTTCTCATGTTCTGCCCATACGATATGGCCCCTTCCACCTGCTTTGTACTTACGGCCACCATAGGCAAGAACTGCTGCTTGAGCACCTAAGAATAAGTTAGTAGCACCGTAAACATCAGAACCAGAACCCCAGTTTGTAGCTACTGGCACATTTGGATGTGTAAAGACAAGGACGTCATCCCACATAAACTCACAGTTTCTGATTAATGGGTTATCCTCATACTGCCCACGAGGCCCTAATTCTCTCCATATCTGATTGAATTTGCTATCATTAACCCTTAGGTCATACATGCAGTGGTCGTGGATAATCATGATGTATCTGTCTTTTCCACCAATTCTTATGGGTCTTAACTTGGGGTCAGCAGTTGCACGGGCAAATGCCTTAACTTTGGAGATTAAGTCTAGTGTGAGATAATCAGTAGCAGTTAACTCGGAGGTCTGAGTAGCATTACCTGCATACTTGACTCTGTTAGTAGAAGGAGAGGTAGAAAGTGCATCAAAAATTTGTTCATCTAGGTCTTCCCTCATCCTAACCATTAACCTGTCCTTAGCTTGCTGTCTTAAGTCCATAGCAACACGACGCTCAGTCATCTCACCTTCAATGGCTACTGCAAAAGTCCTTTTGTGAATGGTTACAGAACAGCTGTAGTGAACAAGTGCAGCCTCTTTTCCAAGCACTGTATCATCATCCATAATCGGGCTCTGGTCAATTGCCATTACAAGTGGGAATGTGATTTTATCTCCAGGCTCTTTCATTAAATCTGTTAATTCTTGAATAATGTTGTTAGAAGACCTGCCAATAAAGCCGCTATTTTCAAAGAAGCTCTCTACTCTGTACTCTGTGGCAAACTCCTTTGCCCAACGCTTAACGCAAAGGGCATCATTTGTGCCAAATGCCGTCTCTGCCATGTTTACTACCTCAGTTTCAATTTCCTTTCTTCTAGCCTACTCCTTTTGGAGAGGCGAACCTCCGTACAGCCTATAACTCACCCATTAAGTATTTTTGGTAAATATCTGGGTTTTTCTTCTTAAACTCCCTTAGCTGTTCGTCTGACATATTGTCTATCATCTCAGCCGTGATAGTCTGGCTGGGCCCTGCTGTTCCAGACTTCACAGGCTGGTGTCCTTTTTCGGCAGTCATTCTCTTTAGTGTTTCTTCTTGAATCTGCTTTCTTAGCTTTTCAATTGCGTCCTCACTGGATAACTGCTTCATGCGTGCGTACTTGTAAAGGGTTTCCCCAGGGTCAGGAGAAGAAAGAATCATATTGGCTACCATAGGATTTGATTTAACTTCATTATAAATTTCATCCGTTACCACTTCCTTAAAATCAGGATGTGTAATCTGAGCCTTCATCTCACTATAAGCAATAGCAAGGCGGTTTAGCATATCTGCAAGCGGCTGCAACACAGGTTGAACTGCCTGAGTCTGAAGCATTAAGGCATCCTTAACTGCCTGCTTTCTTACTGCATCAGCATAAGCCCTAGCATCGTCATAAGGAAGGTTATCTGGTAGAGGTGGAAGCTGCTGAAGGTACATTTCTAAGTAGTTTTGTGGTGTCACCTGAGGCTGACTTGGAATTTGAGGTTGAGTTGGCTGAGGTTGAGGTTGCTGACTAATCTGTTGCAGTATTCTGTCTTTTTCTTGAAGCTGCTTTTCCAGAAATTCTACCTTTTCTCTGAGGGCTTTCCAGTTTCTTTCTACGTCGCTTTCTGGCTTCTCTCCCTCAAGCTCTCCACTTTCAGGTAGCAAAGACTCTTGGCCTTCTATCTGGCTTTCTTCCTCTGGGGTGGGCGAATCCCCTCCTACTGCCTCTTCTTGTGGGTCTTCTGGCACATTGGCATCCTCTTGATTTTTCCTGTCTTCTAGCTTGGTAGGATTTCTCTTTGGTAGGCTATTTTATTATGTTATAAGCTACTTTGCTTGTTTTGTCAAGATAACCTTCTTATTCCTTGAGCTATGTCGTAAGTAATTGTTAGACTCAGTATTTCTATTGTCTGCTTGTGTGAATCTATTAGCTTTGTCCAGGCACCCTTCTGTTTTGCATAATCTCTCAGTTTTATAAGTCCCTGCCAGATATCTTCTCTTTCTTCTGGTGAGATTGGTTCAGGTAGCAAAACGCTAATAACACGACCAACGATATGGCTTGTTTCTCTTCTGTTATCAACTATGCTTACTCTGCCCCTTTTTGCTATGTCTGATTTTTCTATTTCTTGCAGTAACTCTAGCGCTTCTTCTTTAGTCATTTTTTTCCTCCTCAGTTACTTTCCTATTTCCCTTACTGTTTCACTATTTTCTTGGTTAGTTGCTATGTCCTTTAGTAGATAATATTCTAGTTTGTTTGTAACATCAAGCTCTTCCCTTGTATATGTCCTCATCTTCTTCCTGCCATTTGCCTTAATAATTGTGGATTTTGTTGTACTTGCTGGGCTTGCAGTTGTGTTTCTTGTTCTATTATGTTTCTAACGTCACTTGGTAAGTCTAAATAATACAAGAATGCTTTTAGCAAGCCAGGTAGTGGGAAAGTCTGCACGAGTTTCGAAAGCGTATCTGCTATGGCTAACCTATAACTAGGTGATACAGAAACTTCTGATACAATCAAGTCAAGTTTGGCTATGGAAATATCATTTTCTATCTTGTCTATAATAAAGTTACCTTGTCTGTCTATTAATGGGATACCTTCCTCGTCTGTTTTGTATAGTTTCTTATTTATCGTTATAAGTTGTTCTGCCCCATTTGGAGCAATAACCCTAATAGTCTTTTCATAATCAAAGAGCTGTTGAATAATCCCTATAAGACACCTGCCAAATATCTTCTGTGTAAGGCGGAAGTTATCAAAAATGTCTGCCACACCCGTGAGTACCTGCCTTTCTTTAGTAAGCAAGGCAATGCCAGCTTCTACCTTTTGTGAAGGCATCTCAGGAATAGAAATTAAATCCATATCCTTTGTGCTTATTTCTTCCATCATCAAGATGCCCTGAGGAAATGCAGGCGGGTTAACTACCTGAAACCTACCCCACTTACCACGTGAAATCTCAATGGGGAGACCAGGATAAAGACCCTTTTCCTGCATCTTTCTCTTGGTTTCTGCCGTAAGTGCACCTTGTTCCCAGATTAGGCTGGCAAATGGAGTGTGGCTGATAATGTCTATAAGCTGTGTTCTTCTCTTGTTCTTTTCTCTTTGCGGGTCTTGGAGATTTCTTACAAGGCCATAGATATATTCTTCATCTGACCACCTAAGCCTGTAAGCACAAAACGGAATAAAGGGAAAACGCCTAGTTAATTCACCCTTGGTAAATGGAGTTGGCTTGTCGTCTAATTCAATATTACCGCAAATAGTTTTAACCCTTACTCTGGGAACAAGTCTTCTTACTTTCCTTATATGTGGTTGCTTGGATAGACTCTTTATCTCACTTGGAGACATATTTGAAGTGTCAACTATTTCATACTTGCTAGTATCAACATAAAGCGTATATTCATCATATTCCTTGTACCAATACTCGTCTATTCTCAGTTTATCACTGGCTGAGTCGTAAAAGGGATACTTTACAGTTTCATATTTTTCTGGCTCTTTGGTATGGATAGATTCCTTGTCTTCATAGCCAAAAGATTGAAGCATCTGGTCAATCTTTGCCCTAGGCCATAGCTTTTTTACTTTCTCCTTGGGAAGCCAAACAGAACGGAATGCATATTCTGCATCTGATTCATCGTACCTTAATGAACTAGGGTCAACACAAATGCTCCAAGGACTTTCAACTGATATCTCAAGTTCACCATAAAGGGGGTCATTGTCATAGTTGATACTCAGTACCTTATATGCCTTGCCGCAGATAAGGCCATGCTTGAACAACTCTCTGTCATAATACTCATTGTCAGCTTTAACAAGTATAAGTTTGGCAAGTTGGTTAAAGACATCGGCAATAACTTGGTCCGTACCTTCTACAGGCACATACTTCAATTCAAAGCGATTGTTGACCATGTAGCCAACAATCATATCTACCTTAGATTTGATAATATTGATAGAAAAAGTGGCTCTAAGCTCTTCTTTTAGGGTCTTAAGGTCTTTCTCGTCCCACTGGAACTCACCGCCGATGTAAAACTTGTAGGCTTCTTCTCCCCATTCTAGGAGGCGCTTTTGATGCTCACGGGCTTGTTCGTACTTTTGTTGGATTTCTAAGAATTCTTTGGAGGAGAGCTTTCTAGACAAAAGCCATCATCTTCAGCCTTTTTTCTTGTTTCTATTTTGTAATCAGTATAAGGCAGAAAAGAAAGAATGTCAAGCTACTAGTGCTTATTCCTTTGTTGTTCATCTTTTATCTTGGCAATAATATAATCCCACATTTTGTCTTGCAGTCCTTTTCCTTTAAAATATCTTTCTGCTAGCTCCATAAGCCTCTTAAAGGCCAATATGTCTGATTCACGAGCAATGATTGGAAGTTCAATTGGACGTCTGCAATAAGGACAAGCTACAGTAGTAGTTTCAAATTCTGGCTTAAGCAGGCTTAGTGCTTCTTCCATTTTATCCCAGTTTACTGAAATAATGTCTTTCTCTATGTAAATCATACCCCCATCCACCCATGTTTTGCTATAGGTTCTTCTTGGTACGGGTCATATTCTTGCCTTTCTTCTATTTTTTCAGATAGAGAGGGAGTAAGGTAAAGACAAATAAAGCCTATATTGTCTGCGATGTCATCCCAGCCAGTATTAGGGTCTTTCTTCCATTTTAAAGCGTTTTTAGGATCTGTTACTAATGCACCAGAAAACAACCTATGGAAGTAATAGCAACTCTCACTTTCAACAAATCCATGAGGTTCATCTGGTTCTTCTTCATTTATCATAAGCATGGGCTTGCCCGCTATAAGCGTCCTGAGCCTTTTCTGTATAATCAGGGTCATTCTTTCTTTCTGGTTTGGCACTCCTATAGGGTCAATTCCAACTCCCTGCAAAACCTCTACTCTGCTGGCCAGTCCTTCCCTGTCAGTAGCAGCAAAAGCAGTTTCGTCAATTAGGTCAACTACTTCTGAGGCATTAGGAAACCACTCAGCGGTCTTCATCAAAACATATTCTGCAAAAGTCTCAAGCCCTACATTCCTGCCCAGTATCAACTTAAGAAGCAAGATTCTGCCATAAGTATCTTCCTGAGCAAAGACAACACAAGGATGACGTGCTCCCCAATCCCAAGCACGGTAAAGGATAGCCCCTGGGATATAATAAAGTTTTCTCCTATGGATAACTGGGTCGTATTCTCTGCTGAAGTGTCCCTCTCCTTGAGCAAAGTCAAATTCAATGTCTATATGAGCCGCATAATCTGACTGACTTCTTGTTTCTCTTTGTTTTCTAAGCCATTCATTATCTCTATCTGGCCTTTCCTTTACATGGACACGGATAAGTTTGGTAAGCCGATTGTTCCTTATAAGTTCTTTATAGAAGTAGCAGTTGGGCCCTCTGTGCACCGCTGGAGTGGTAACAATAATCCTAGCTCTTGTAGCATCTGTTAGGGATTCATAGGCCGCCTTGTCATTTTCCCAATAGGCAAACTCATCTAGGAGGACAGCTCTGATACGAGTAGAGATACCTAAGCCAGAAGTAGATGCCTTGCCTGTTATTGTGCTTCCTGTTTCAGGGTTTACGAGCTTCATTACGTTGTCATGCTTCCGTTTATCAAAGCCTTTAGGCATCATCCAACTTGGTAGGCGGTAGAGCATATAGCGAAGTTTAGGAAAAAGGGAATTCATATTGCCTGGGGTATCTACTATATCCTCTACATAAGAAGAAATCAAAAAGTCATTAGCCCCTGGCCTAAGCCAGTAGTTAAGGAATACTCCCAATACTAAGAATGTTCCTCCTACATCTCTGCTCTTTGCTATGCCTAGGTCGTAGGTAGTAGGGCTTTCCAATGCTTCTATGACTGCTGGCAGTACCTTTTCTCTCTGATAAGGCCAAAGGACAAATGGACGGTGTGGGTGGTCTGGGTGGTCTTTATTGGCATAGATAAACAGGCAACAATCAAAAAAGGCTTCTGTATCCCTTAAGAAGAAGGTTTTTAGGGCAGACCTTTTTGAGGCAGGCAGTTTTGAGGCCAATTCATTTAGCTTGGCACGAAATATAAGGTTGCCTTGGTAGTCCTTAGGATAAGAATGGTCTTTGAGGGCTGATAAAATGTTTTGAGGATTGGAATAATAGTCAATAAGTTGCTTTTTTTGTTGCTCAGTTATGACATCAGGTCTTTTAGTGTCCATATCTTCCTTGGGTATATCTCCTTAAAGCAATCAGGACACATTTCCATTACCCTATGCATTCTTTCATCCTCTGGGTCAATCTCAAACCTGCTTTTCTCTACTAACTCGTTAAACATGTAAATAAAGTTATCCCAACTGCCTAAGAGAGATTGCATGAAAGTAATAAACCTCTGAGGAGACATAGTAATTGGGATTTGTAATTGGTACTTCTTCTTCATAAATCCTAGATTAATACATTTTTTCTTGCATGTCAATTGATACCATTTGACCCCTTGACAGGTAGCGTTTGATATGCTATTGGTAATATAATGACAGTTGAACGTAGGCTTTTTAGCAAGAGAGAAGCCGCAAAATACCTAGGTATTTCCTTTTCTACCTTACTCAGGCACATCAGGAGAGGCATAATTCCAATTGTAAAGTTGCATGGGCGTGCGCTTATAGACAAAAAAGACTTAGACAATCTTATCGAAATAAACAAGGTATCTAAGAAGCCTAAGGTAAAAGTAAAATACCCTTATGAATACACTAGGAGTGGGCAGATATGAAAAGGTTTCTTTTTGTTGTGTTAGCCCTTATCTTTTTGGCTACTAGCCTAGATGCCACAACTTGGTATTTTTGGCGTTACAGGACACATGCCACTGACTGTACGTCTCTTACAGATGGAAGGCTAGGAGATTTGTGTTATGAGGAAGATGATGGATCACTTTATATCTGTGATACTGAAGATGGACTATGTGATACTGCCAGTGAATGGAAATGTGTAAGTAGCTCTGGAGGCACACAAAATGTCTTTCTCTATGTATCAGATGGCACTAACACAGCCCAAGCAGACAGCCCGACTGATACACTTACTTTTGAGGCAGGCACGGGTATAAGTATAACCGTTGATGAAACCAACGATAAGGTAACTATTGCCAGCACGGGAGGAGGCGGTGAAGGAGATATTACCGCTGTTGGTGATGCTACAAGTGGGGACGCATTTACTGCCGATGGCAGTGGTAACGTGTTATACTTTGAAGGGGCTACGGCTGATGCCTATGAGACTATTTTACAAGGCCAAGATGTAACCTCTGACGTTACGATAAACTTGCCAGCTTCTACAGGCACACTCGTTACCAAGGAGCAAATAGATACAGAAACAGAATTTGAGAGCCTGTTATTCTCTGTTTTTACTCCTAATGATGGTTCTCTGAGTGATGATGATCTATCCAACAATACTACTGACGATTTGCCTGAGGGTACAACAAACAAATATTGTACACTTACCAATATTCAATCTGTTTGCTCCAATGATTTTCATAACATTGGTGGAACTGATGATGACGTTCCTGATAGCGATGCGGAGGTACCTGATGACATAACTGTAAGTGGTGGAACAATATCCAATTCAGATATCACTTTAAAGTCAGGAACATCCCCCACGGCTGAAGGAAGAATTGAATGGGATAGCACCAATGACAGGATTGTTGTAGGAGATGGAACGGGGACTAAGGTTTTTTATAGTGGAGATCCTATTTTGGAAACTGAGTTAGACACAGAGGCAGAACTAGAAAGTAAACTTACAGATGTAACTAATGTCTATACTAATAACGATGGTAGCCTAACAGACGATGACCTAAGCGACAACTCAATAGGCGACCTGAGTGATGTTGATAAATCAGGCTGGGCAGAGGGTAAACTCTTAAAATTCAATGCCTCAGGAAATCTAGTTGTAGGCACTGACAATGTTAATGACGCTGATGCCGATGCAACCAATGAGCTGCAAAACATCTTTCAAAATATTACAGATGGTACAAATACGGCAACGGCAGATAGTACTACTGATACTTTTACCCTAGAAGCAGGGACAGGAATATCTATCACTGTAGATGCCACAAATGATAAAGCAACAATAACCAACACAGGGGATACGGATGCAAGTGACGACCTAACAACCTCAACATCCTTCAGTGGTGATGTCTCAGGAACATACAATAACTTACAACTAGGAAGTGGAGTAGTAACAACTACAGAGATAGCCGATGGGACAATAGATGATGGCGATATTAGCTCCAGTGCTGATACTCGCATTGCCGCTATTGAGGTAATAATTGATGGCGGTGGAAATGCCATAACCACAGGGGTAAAGGCAGATATAGAAGTCCCCTTCAACTGCACGATTCTCCAAGCTACTGCCCTAGCAGACCAGACAGGTTCAATTCAGGTTGATATTTGGAAAGATACCTATGCAAATTTCCCACCTACTGATGCAGATAGCATTACAGGGAGTAACCCAGTTTCAATCTCAAGCTCAAACAAATCTCAAGATTCTACTCTTAGTGGCTGGACTACAACCATAAATGCTGGGGATATACTTAGGTTTAACGTAGATAGCTGTTCAACAATAACAAGGTGTACAATAAGCCTTAAGGTGAGGAAAGACTGATGAAAGTGTTACTTAGTATAATCCTAGTTTTCTCCTTATGTTTGCCTTCTTTTGCTGGATTGCAGGTATTTGCCCAATACAAGACCAAGGAAGGAAAAGAATGGCGTGTGGATATAGAGGTTGATGATGACCAAGGAAATAGGTACCACACTGCTAGCTATTTTAAAGAAGAGCCAACACAAGAGGATATAGATAATCTCACAAAAAGGTTTATTTCCGAGCTAGAAAAACAGCTAGAACATCAGAAAAATCCTTTAAATGTGTTGCCTAGCTTGGAGGAAGTGGGGTATAGAGAACTTCTTGCCTGTATAGTCAAAAATATTAGGACTAATCCTGATATAAGTCTCTTAGATTTAAAAAAGGCGTGTTCCTCTTATTCTTATTTTGACTTAGAAAAGTTACAGCAGTTTTTAATGAAAAAGGTGAATCTAGATAGTTTTGATAAATTTAAAACATTTGTCATAAATCATAAATTTGAGGGGATTGACTGATGCGAAAGATACGTAGGTTGTTATTTTTACCTATTTTCTTTCTTCTTTTTGTATCCTTTGCCTTTGCTGCTCACATTTATGTTGATGTCTCCTGTACATATAACGGCGATGGAACAACTGCTAGCTGTGCCTCTAGCGACGGTGGAGCTGGTGCGTACAATAACTTGTCTGACCCCTTAGCCAATGCAACGGCAGGTGACATTATTTGGCTAAGAAGAGGCAATAGCAATATTTCTGTCTCTTCTACTCTGTCTCCTGCAAACGATGGAACAGAGAGTAACCCGATTAAACTTGTAGGCTGGCCTTATTACGAACAAGTAAGTGGCACCGTTGATGGCCCCATTAGCGGTAAAGAAAAGTTTGGATTTTATGATGCAGAGCTAACAGCAACAGATAAAGGACATTATTGCAGTGCGGAAATAGAGTTCACATCAGGTAATAATTCTGGGTTAAAGAGGAAAATCATCTTCTATCAATATGATAGCGGCAATAGCAGAGGTGAGGTTTATGTATTTCCCGATTTGCCCAATAACATAGCCGCAGGCGATAACTACACAATAACGCTCAAGACAGAAGAATATGACAATAGACCACAGGCTGGAATTGATGCAGGTTGGGATAACGATGATTATGTAAGGCCAGTGCTAGATGGTGGAAATGGAGATTTTAAGATATTGGATTTTACTTATGATTATTTCTGGGCAGTTTACAATTTAGTTGTAACGAATGTGACAGACATTGGCATCTACATACCTTCATATTTGAAAAATATTATTGGATATAATTTAAGAGCAATTGCGTCCATACGTTATTATCCACTAGAATACATTGATATTTATGGATGGAATACAACCTCAGATTATGATGCAATTGATATAACTGATTGCTTTGCTTTGTTAGAGCATGTTCACTTGCAAGGCCATGAATCGGAATATGCATCGGCAATTGGGCCTGCTACAGGTGGAGTGAAGTTAAAAAATTGCAGTTTTGGGCTAGTCGTCTCTTTTAATACTGCTTTTAAAGGGCCATTTAGAATCGAAGGAGAATCTGTTAGTGTTAATGCTACTACTATAACAGATGATGTTTTCACAGCAGGCTATGTTAAGCTATCTGGTTATAATTGTGACCCCACTAAATTTCATCAATGGTATTACCAAGGAGAAATCTACAACGTAGACGAAGACGCCACAATTGATCCTCCATCTGGGGCTACAACGTATATAAAGTTTTTGCCAAACTCTCATTGCAATAGTACCTATCCCCTCAAGTTTTCCTTTAATAGGAGACAGGCAGCTTCACAGAAGACCTACACATTTAAGATTTACATTCCCAGTGACTGCACAACTCTTACTACATCAGATATTTATGCGGATGTGTGGTATTTGGATGAAAGCAGCGGCACTCATAGAAAAGAAGAAACATACAATATAAGCACTATAAATACCAATGCTTGGAATGACTTAAGCTTTTCTATTACGCCTGGACAAGAAGGGACAGTTTATATTGATATTGTGTTCCAAAAATATGAAAGCGGTTGTTACATAGCTCTAGACCCAAAGTATAGCGTGGAATAAGCATGAAAAAGGTTTTAGCAGTAGTAGTTGTTTTGTTAGCCCTTTTAACTGGTGCTTGTTTTGGCGAATATGTAGAGTTTACCCTAGCTTGGGGTAATGTTGTTTATCAAGACCCAGATACAACTCAAGATTGGTCAACCTATTGGGGAGAGTATAAAGGATGGTGGGCTGTTGCTGCTGGCCCTGCTGCTCCTACTAAGGTGCAGGTAATAATAAGCAAAAGGTTAGAAAATGAAAAACAATAAGCATATCATAACCCTATACCGCCTAAGCCATAGGTCTCATATTTCTGGCAAAAGGATTTACAAGAGCAAACTGGGAAGGAGATACTTTGATATCTTGGCTTACAGGCTTAAGGAATTGGAAAAATCAATTTGTGAAAGGAGACCAGCATGGGAGAAGTAATCAAGCTAAATTCTAAAAACATAGAAGCCCAGATTAATAACTTACTAGACAAGTTAATCTGGGATAGAAAAAATTTAAGCCATACAGAAATTGAAAATATAAGGAAGGAAGTAAAAGAGCTAATCAGAAAGTGGGTAGGGCTAGAAGTTGACGAATACATTAAAGAATTGGAGCGAAAGGGAATATGGCTGAAAAAGGCAAACCTGTAATCTCCAAAACATTGCAGAAATTGTTAAAAAAGCCTCATGTAGAGGCGGGCAGAAAGGGGCTAGAGGTTAGAAAAAAGAAGGAGCTTCAATTGCAAAGAGAGCTGAGAAAGGAAAAAATATTTAAGTATCTAGTTGAGTACCCACTTGATGAAAACGTACCTACTAGAAGGCAGGTAGCAAAGGCAACAAAACTTCCACTTTCCGCCGTAACTGACATAATGGCAGAAAAGGATTTTTGGATAGAGGTGTGCAAGGCAAGAAGGGCTAGAATAGCTGAGGTAGCTACAAAGGTGGATACAGCTCTATTTAAGACAGCCCAGAAAGGCAAGGTAGATGCAATAAAGCTGTTTTACCAAAGGTTTGAAAACTGGACAGAACGAATAGGGATAACAAAAGAGGTAAAAACGGATATTGATATTAGGCTTTACAATATGCAGCCAGAGGAGATAATAGAATATATTACAAAAGGAGAACTGCCTGCCTCTTGCCAAGCACTGCCCAATGAGGAGGTAATAGAGGGAGAAATTAAAGAAACAGAACAAAATGAGGCTAAGGAAGGTTAAATGTATTATTTACAAAATGAGGACTTTACCGTTAAGAGAGAGGGAAATAGAATCGTGTTTAACTGGAAGGACATTGCAACTATAAGCTACAGCGTGGATATGGCTCAGGAGTGGTTGCTGGATTTGGTAGATACCATCAACGATGCGGTTGCACGGAAAGAGGGAGTTCATCTACGTATAGGAATGTACACCAAATGTTCCCCTGAATTTGCTAACGATGTATTAAATGCCGTACAGGCAGCAATAGGTGACATTATTGAACAAAGGAGGCAATAATGCATTGGCCAAAGATTGAGAAAAATGTAGTTAAGATGTTTATTAATGATGAGCTGTACAGCATAGAATTAGCTCCAAGAGACTTGATATGCAAAATTGCTGAGGAAAACGAGTTAAAAACAGGACTCAGGCTAGAACCTGACATAGTTGCACCTAACTCTACAGTAACAGTCAAGGGCGGCTTTCAGGCACCAAGCAAGGAAGGAAAATACAGGGCATATTTGAGCCTAGAAGGCCCCGAGAGTACATATCGCTATGAATTTGAAAATGACTTGCTAGTAACGAAGGAAGGAAACAACATAATAGACAGACATCAGATAAAAGAGATATACCGAAGTTGTTTTAGGGATACCACAGTATGTGAAATGAACCACAACTGGGGTTTCGCAGACCAAAAATACAAGGTAGCCAATATAAAGCAGGTACAGGAAGTGGTAAAGAAAAGCAAAACCTACATGCTGAAATACGAGGCTGAAGCACATGACTGCGATGATTACGCATACGCCCTTATGGGTTACATCCACTATGATCCTTCTGTTCCAAAATGGCAAGATACCGTTGGCCAAGCCATATTCATAACTTGGGTTATACTGGAACATCAAGGTCAGATGTACGGGCATGCTCTGCTAAGTTGCTGTGATGGCAACAATGTTTATATGATTGAGCCCCAAAATGGAAAGGTATATAATGTGCCTGATAAATTTAAGCTATACTTAATCAATGGCTAGGAGGAAAAAATGAAGGCTAAAATAGCAGCATTGATTCTAGTTGCATTCATCCTTACTAGCTGTGCACATAATGCAGGCTTGATGAAAAACTATGATAAGTGGATGAAGCAGGCAGATGAGCTTGCTAAAGTATTGTGTGCTCATAGTGAGTTTAGCGTTTGTTTTTGGAAGTCTGCACTGGGGCCTGACATAAATAAACTGCCTCTTGAAGCTATAACTATACTTGGTGAAATAGAAAAAACAATTAAAGGCAAGACTGCCGATGAGCTTACTGATTGTGAAAAAGGCAAAATTTTAGGGTTATGGCTTAGGTTTAGTGCTATAGTCAGTGTTGATTTAATAGAAAGGGTAACGCCGTATTTAGTTAAATTTGTAGGCACTATATGAGATACATAAAGGAAAAACAAGGAGACAAATGGGTAGTAAGGGTATTCTGGACTGTCTATACGTTGCAGGGATTAGAGAAAAAAGAAGTTGAATCAATTACCTATCGTGGAGATGAAAAAGGTGCTGAGCAGGAAATAGAGCTATTAGAAGAAATTTATGGGAAGGGCTAGAAACTTAGGTCGTTGGCTTTGGCAATGTTTTTTCCAGCCCTTCCCCTTAAAGGCAAAATGAAAGATTTACACGCAAAGATAATTGAGGAAGAAATTGTAAAGCCACAAATTAAGAAGCAAGTTGGGTGGCTAAACAATGTAGTATTTCAATCTCCTTGGAATAGGGTGCTAGCTTTCATTAACTGTAGCTTTGACCTCAACGAGGAAGGGCACGAAAGCGAAGACTTGGATAAATTGTCTAGCCTTTACGGAATAGAGGTAAAGACGTTTTGATGAAAAGGGTTTGCCTGTACCCGATTAAGTACAGGTTTCACCACTGCGATTACAGAAGAATGCTAGCAGACGGCTTGTGGTACTGTATTTGTAGCAACGGGGAATGTAGGGAATGTATGGAGAATTTCTCTATTCCAAAAGACAAGTTAAGTAAGGCAGTACTAGAGTTGTTAAGACAAATAAACCTAGAAAATGGGAGGCTAAAATGAAAGACTTATGGGCTGAAAACATCACCATAGCCATTTTATGTATTACAGCAATAGCCATAGTAGGGATGCAAATTAATCCAGAAATAGTGAAGGATATAGTAGGGCCTACTGTTGCTGCCATAGCTGGATTAGCTGTTGGGAGAAATATGAAATGAAATCAAATGAATTGCTTAAGAGAAGAGAACAACTCATGCGTAAACTGAATAGGTTGCAATCCCATATTCAAGTAGGGATTGGATATGGATATTGGTACAACAACGACAACCTAGCAGAACTTAGAGAATGGATGCAAAAAATTATATACAAAATGAATACAATCTTAACATGGAAAAAATAAAATTCCTCTAGCTGGGGCCCTAGAGGAAAATAGTAAGAAAGGAGGTATCCCTATATATTGTATTATCACTGGCCCCATTAGGTGTAAAAAATGAAGGTAGGAAGTTTAGTAAAAACAAGGTCTTTTTTGTCAACGGGTGAAATTGGGAAAGTATTAGAAGTTATAGATGAAAGACCAGAGCCGCAATACAAGGTACTGCTAGATAGCGGGGTAATGTATTTTTATGAGCACGAACTAGTGCCTATAACAAGCCCCAATCAAATAAAAGAGGAGGAAGAAGAAAATGCAAGAAAAGAAAATGAAGGTAAAAAGAATCAAGGTAAAAATCAGGTTTCTGGACAGGCTGTTGGGTAGTGTTCCCTCGGATAAAGAAACCTACATTAACATGATAGCCAGCAAGGCCGACCCAGAAGGCCCTAGTGTTGTTGATGAATTGGAAACATTACCTAAGGAAGAAGAAGAAAAACCAAGAAAGACATACTTCCACAAAGATGAGCAGGGCAGACCACTTATTTACAACTATGTCATCAAAGGCTTTCTTAAAACCGCCTTTGAAGCCCTGCAACTAAACGGAGCATGGAAGAAGGTACCTGCCTATAGGCATAAACTGGATCTCTTGGTGTTCGTAGAACCAAGGAGGATTATTTTGGGAGACCAAGTGGACGGAGATTATCCTCGTGGGCTTAGGGCTAGAACTATGATGGGGCCTAGGGTTACCTTTATTACAAGTGAGTACATAGAGGCTGGGCATGAAGTAGAATTTGAAATACACTTGCTGGAAAATAAGGAAATAAAAGCTGATATGTTACGGACTTGCTTTGAGGAATTTGGGCCTTACCACGGGTTGGGTCAGTGGAGGTCTGGTGGTTGGGGCAGGTTTGAGCTGGTAGAATGGAAGGAAATGTAGATGCTTGGCAGGGCCGTGATTAGCGACGCAGTGGCGATGTAATTGCTGGGCATCGCATGGAGCCGCAAAGTGCTGGCATGGCGGGGAGGCGCAGACTGTTGGCAATCCTATGTGGGGATGGCATTGGCAGTGCTTGGCTAAGTGTTGAGCTGCAAACTAACTGCATTGCGGTGATTGGCCCTGTGGGGTGTGGAAGGTAAAAGCGGAGCCAAGCGTTAAGAAGCGGAGGCTTTGGAGGCAAGGCAAAATGAAAAAGTTAGCATTAATGTTAACCTTAGCCTTCTTGCTTACAGGCATGGTCTATTACAGCGGGCAGGTAGAACCAGATGGCACATTTCACTACTACAGCAAAAAGGGTACTTATTATCACGGCCAGATTGAGCCTGACGGGACATTTCATATTCACGGCAGTGATGGCAGTTACAGGCATGGCTGGATTGAGCCAGATGGGTCAGTGCATTATTGGGAGAAAAGGCTAAGGAAAAGGTAATGGCCAAGCCCAGTTTAGAATTGCAAAGGCTAACAGCACCGTAATGAAGTGCCTAGTTAAGGTGAGGTCCAGCTTAGAATTGCAAAGGCTAGAGCCTAGTTTCTGCTATGCGCCGCAGATTGGTGCGCGGCAAAGGCGATGAGGCGTATAAGAAGAGCGAGGGCTACGGCATTGTCCTGTGAAGGAAAAGCTATCGGCAAAGCAACGCCCTGTTGGGGCTATTGGCAATGAGCTGTTTTTGCTCAGCGCCGCTGAGACCAGCCCTGGCTTGGCACAGCAACGCATAGGTAGAGCGTTGAAGAGCAAAGGGCAAAACAAAGGAGGCAATAATGCAAGGCAAACCTTATTTGAAAATCTTGTTTAAACGGCAAGATGGCACAGGGGTTAAATTGATTTGGCAAAGACCAGGGGATATGATAGACATTTTTAAATTGCCTGACGATGAGCTACTTAGCTCTTACAGTCCCAATTTGTTTGAGGAGGCATTTGAAGAATTTAAAGAAAGAGTGGAGGGAAAGGTATGGGAGTAGGCGAGATACTACAACAGGCAAAGCGGGTTTACTTTAGTGACAGCCATATTCCAAGAAATAACTCTTTTTTTAGGGAGTGGCTAGGGCGGGTGCTTGATGAATCCAAGGCAAAAGTAGTAGGGCTGGGAGATGTGTTTGAGCTGGTTGAGTGTTATTTGGATGAAGTGTTGGAAAAAGGGAAAGCAGAAATTGACCTGTTAAAGGAATTGCGTAAGCAAGATAGGCTAACCTTGTTTTACGGCAATCATGATGAGGTAGCTGGGGGAACGTATATTGCGTTTGACGTAATTGGGCTTACAAGGCATTATGAGAAGGCTATGTATGAGGATTTTCTGTTGTTGCACGGGCATCAATTTGACCCTGTATGCAGATATGGGTTTATCTGGAAAGTGCTGAGTAAAATACTGCCTTGGTTTGTAACGCCAGGTAGGGCTAAATATGGGCAAAAAGAGAAGCTGTATTATAAGTCAGTTGCTAGGGTGATTATGAATGCAGTTAAGGAAAGGAAAAATATCATTATGGGACATACACACTGGGCTGGAATTGTTATGCTGGAAAGCGGGAAGAAAATAATCAACTTGGGTGATATGCTGGATAGCTGTACTTGGCTGGCTGAGGTGGGAGATAGGTTTGTGTTGATGAAGAGGTGGGAGGTAATACATGAGGTTATTCAGCTAGACAAGCATAGCAACGTGTATTTGGAGCAGTTGACAAGTGCAACTAAGGAAGCGATAAAGGGAGATAAAGACAAGGTAGAGATAGGATATGAATGCAAGGGAAAAACTTAAATCTTTGATGGGAGCGAAGTTAAGAAGGCTCTGGCTTTTGGGTGTAAAGAATTGGCATTTGTATTATACACCTGAAGATGCAGAGGAGATAGGGAAGTGGGATGAATGGGAGGCAGAGGAAATTTGGAAAGATATTTACAGAAAAGTAGCAGATTATGTAAGTGGGCTTTCACCCGATACATGTCCTTTCTGCAACTATTATAGTTTTACCAGAGGTTATTGCAGTTGTTTTGATTGCGGGTATGGGAAAAGGCACCTTAAATGCGCAGAGGAGGATAGCGACTTTCGGCGGATTGTGCGTGATTTAGATATATTTAATTTTTTGCGTAAAATTGCTTTTTCTCATGAGTGGTATTGGGATTTAGTGGAAAGGTTGGATGAAAGAGGATAAGCTAGCTTGGAATGTTAGAGGCGTCTAAGATAGGGAAAATTATGTGTAGAGGGTTTTGGGCATGTTCGCCCTGCCTCGGGGGTATGCCCCAATCCTTCTACCCCCCCTCTCTCTCTAAGCCTGTCAGGGCACCCAAAGAGGAGACAATTGCATGACTAAAGTAGATAATGCAATAAATAAAATCCTAGCAGAAAATGAGTACTTCCTTATCAGAGACGGTTTTATCTTCTTTAAAATCCAGGACATAGCAAGAAAGATACATCCACACTATTGGAAGTACAGAGATAGAATTCTAAAGGAAATACATGAATGGGCAAAGCAACATCCAACACACTCAGAGTGGACAGACAAAAAAGGAAGAAAATATAGGGTAGGATACGGGGAACAGATGCATCTTATTTATGGGTCATTTAAGGAAAAGGGGAATGCAAACATTTTGGAACTTATAAGATGGCCAAGCTAACCTTTGGCAGCCTGCTAGACCAGATAATCAACCAAGCCTACAAAGACACACCTCAGCCTGCTAGGGAAGTAATAGGCCAACTAATCAAACATATCCTCACAGAGGAAATAGCCAAACAAATAGACAGACGCCAAGACTACACCCATATCTTTGAGGGAGAACCACTCAAGATGTACAGGCTACTAGAGTTTAGGGAAGGCAAGTATATTGCGGTACTGACTGAGAGGCAGGCTAAGAGACTTATAGAGATGGCTGAGGTGATAAGGGTGCTGCCAAATTTTAGATGGCTTAATCGGGGAGGTCATTGGATTTATTACAGCCTTCCCAAGGACTGGCATATCTCTTGTCTACCTAAAAGGCTTCAAGCCATAATGGACGTCATAGCTTGGAGGTAAAACAAGCCCAGGCAGGCTTTATCATAGGCTGCCCTCTTCTGCACCTGCCTGCAAGGCCTGCCTGGGCTTTCTTTATCCCTACCTCGTTAACTCACCCAGAGTTGCAGGTTAACGATACAAATTCTATTGAGGCCGAGGCAAAAATTTTAAACAGCAACAAAACCTAGGCGTGATAAAGATTTTCAAAAAGTTAGATAGTCTAAACAGTCAAAAAATATGCCAACTTGTCAAGTGTAAACAAAAAGTTGACAAATAAATCTAAACAAGTTAAAATTAGTCAAAAACACTAGGAGGTCTCAAATGGGCAATCACTCACATTGGAAGTATCATTTAGATGGCCACAAGCTACTTAAGTGGATCTATAACACGCAATTTAAAGACAAGTTTCCTGAAGACCAATATGAGGTTATATTTGAGCCCGATAAGCCCGTAATAGATCGTTATATGCCTGATATCCTAATAAGAAATAAAAGCACAGGCAATATTGAGCTGTGGATCGAGGTAGGAAGCTTTAGCTATAAGAAAGGAAAAGCCATTGAAAAAGCTATTGGAGAAGACAAGCTAGTCCATATTAGTTGGAAGGATTTACCCTTTAAAGGCGAAAAGGTACAAAAACACTCATTGTGGGCAGTGAGAAGGGCCCAAGCAACCTTAGAGAAAATCAAAAAGGCCTTAGAGGAAAATGATTATGTTCAGGCTAAAGCCGCTAAGGCCTTGGGAATGACAAAAAGCCTTGTAAACTATTATGTGAGAAGGTATAGCGATTATTTTGAGGTTAAGAAAATAACAAAGCCTAAGGTAAATGAAGTGGAAATTTGGCCAAGTACAGGGGTGTAAACAAAGCGTTGACAGGTGTAAACTAATAAGTGACACACAAAAAGCAAGGTATAATGCGGGCTTTGGGCTGAGTAGCAAAAATGGCGTAAACAGAAAGGTGACACAGGTAGTCAAAATAAGGTGGGCAGTTTATTTTGACTAGTTAAATTTGAACAGTGTCCGAAATTTGGACACTGAAGCTGAAAACCCTTGCTAGTTCTGCATTTTGGCAAGTGTACGATTTTCGGACAGTGCCTTAAAATCGTTCGCTTCCAGGCAGGTTAGCCGGGCTGTTCTGCCTGTCAGGCAAGGTTACCCAAGCCTTTTCTATGTATTCAAAGCCTCTCTTC